GTCTTTGGACTCCACACATACACTTGCCAACCCTTTGGTGTTTTGCCGATGGTTGGTTCGTGTCCGTGTTGAACACGTTCAAGTCTAGGTTTTACTCCATCACTAAACTCTGGGTCTGGTTCATCAATAGGCCCAGTCTTTGCTGACCTGTCAAGAGACTTACTTATCTTTGGTGCTTTCTGAAGATCAGCACTGTCCTTTTCATAATCCAAAGATGGACTGCGTTCCCGTGATAGTTCATCCAATTGATTCTTGTCCATTATTGGATCAAACTTTTTGTTACTCATTATCTGTTTCAACTTTCTTTTTGTGAACAGTTTTTTTCTTTTTTATTTTTCCCTTAACAATTTTTGTTTCAACAGGAATATTAAATAGTGGCTCATCACCAATGGAAGGTATTGTCTTTCTTACAGTCCTTTTTATAGTTGGTTTTGGAAAGGTGAAAATTTCAGTAATCCTACCAAGTGTTATTTCTCCCAATGTAAACTCTGTCAAATTGTCATACAATTGTTTTGCGTATGAGTCCAAAGTTCCAATTGGTTTTTCTCCCCGTTTAACCCGTAGTGCCACCAGAGCGGCGTTTTTCTGTAGTATTAATTTACTTGGCATAATAATATCTTTCTAATTATTCCTTGTTGGTTTCCTTGTTTAAAATCTCATCCAAAATTTCGGATTTCAGTTTTGCTGTTGCTACAACTGTTGGCAGTGCGATAGGTTCTCCTAAATTATCATTAAGGAACTTATTGAATTTTGCGAATGCCGCAATTATTCTTAGATCGTTATGGTTCATTTGTTCACCCCCCACCTCTATATAGATAGGTATTTGTATTGGTTTGTTTCTATTGAACAAGTTCATTTACTATTTCCTCATCATGTAAGTCAAGATCATCGTGATCCCATCCATCCTTAAAAATCATCATTTATTAATTTCCCTGTATCCAACTTTAACTAGATCCATTGCTTGTTGTTTGGTGATTGCTGGGTTCTCATCCCATGCATCCTGTACTAGTGCCAAAAGTTTTCCAACCCATGGCCCACCCTTCCCACCTAACAGCTTCAAAATGTCCTTACCATTTATTGGAAGCTTAGGAGAGGCCTTCTCAAGAGCCTTTAGACTCTTCAATTTTTTTCTAATATTAGCAACTTGATTGGGCATATTGTAATCTGGATGGTGTGCTATATTATCAGCGTGAATTAGATCTAATGTGTCTTCTAAATGATCGCCAAGTTTTCTAGAAAGTTTACGCAATGCCTTATCGCTCATGTTGCCCGAGTCACCTGCGGCTTTAGTTCGCATGTGATTAGCAACAGCAGTTGTTACCTTAGTAATTATGTTGTTAGGATATTTCAATCTCTTCATTATTGAAGTTGCTAGTTCAGCACTAACTTCTTCATGTTGATAGAAGTGGATTTCATTATCCACAACCGACTTTGTTACACCCTTACCAACATCATGAAAGAGTGCCGCCAATCTTGTTTCCAATTTTGGTGGAGTTCCCTTTAGAACTGCCAGTGTGTGTTTCATAACATCCCTGTCATGGTATTTGTTTTGTCCCATTCCAATTAGTGCGTCCAATTCTGGAGCAACACCTTTGTTTAGTCCAGTTATTTGTAGAAGGCGAATTGCCTTGTCTGGGTGTTTTGTCACCAACATTTTATTCAACTCTGATTGAATTCGTTCAGCGGAAATCTTTTTCAACTTTGAAGCGTTCTTCTTCATTGATCTAATCATGAACATAGGAAGTTTCCAGTTGTATTTCACAGTGAACCGTATAGCCCTTAGCATACGCAGAGGATCTTCATCGAAGATCACATCAGGGTCCATTGGAGTTTGTATAACTCCAGATTTTAGATCCCGTTTACCCATTCCAGTGAGGTCAACGATCTCACCAGTTGTAAGATCCTTAAGCATCGAATTCACTGTGAAATCTCTACGCTCTACATCATCCCTTAATGTTCCGGGAGATACATCGGGCTTTCTACCTTTATCATCATGGTATTGTTCCTTGCGAGTCATAACGACTTCTATTTCAATGTTGGATAGATCTTGTCCCTTGTGGGTTATACCATATAGTTGAAACTTTGCCGTTCCAAACTTTGGGAACACAACAGGGTTTGATCCCTTTTTGAATGTTCCGGTTTGTTTGGTAATCCAATTGGCAAAATCAATTCCACCATTTGGGAGTTCTACAACAAGGTCAATATCCTTTGGGTCAAATCCTAATAGTTCGTCACGAACATACCCACCAGCAATATATACCTTACCCTTGAACCTTGATTTTTTTATCGACTTGGACAAGAAATCAACAGCGGCCTTTTCCACAACACCTTCATTGATTACACTGATTTCAGATAACATTTGTTTATCTAAATCTATGGCAATTTGATTTCCCAGTGCCCTTATCATTCTTTGTCTTAAATTCATTGTGTCCCTAATTCATAGTTGGAGTATTATTTTGATCGGCAACTTTTTGTTTACCGGTAAACTTTTTCACTTTGCCATTGATAACATACCAACCAAAGGTTGCGTCCGATGGCGAGAATACATTAAGTCGCTTATTCATATTGGCAAACGCTTGTCCGAAATCAACATACGGAACAATATACATTCCCCTATTTTTCTTACTAAGGGATATTGCTGATTTTTTTACTTGTTCTTCGTTTCTACCATCTAGTTCAACTTCTTCTGATACAATTCCTGCTATCTCTAATATGCGCTTTCGTTCATTCATTATAGTGCCGCACCTTTAATATCTACCTCTGGATGTTTGACCTCAAACATACTAGTAACAGAAGATATGATTTTGTTATTGATAGGGTTAATTTCAATTTCCCCATCCCTTGCTAACTGTACTGCTATATGAAGTTGCGCTTCTGGCAATCCATAAGATATAACATCGTTGCTATATCCATCACCTGCCTTGTTATAAAATTGTAGAGAAGCGACATTGACAACACCGGGTTGTTCCATAAGCAATTCTGTTACCTCACTAATGTAAATGACACTGTTCATTTCCCAATTTTCAATGGCAAAATAATCACTCAATACCTTGATACAATTCACAACAACATCTTTTTTGTTGTATTCTCTAGATACTTGAATTGAAAATCGTATACCAAGGTTGATGATTCTACCATCTACAATTTCTATGAAGTCATTTAGAACCTTATAGTTTTGTAGATATGAAGCAATGTTCAATTTTATTTGGTCATTGCCAGTGTTTTTTAATTTGCCATCTTCATCCCTAGTTAACAAGTATAGTTTTGTGTTCATTGAATCAGGGTTTGCCTCTGCATAAGATCTAAACACTGTTCCATAACTTGCTGGCATTTGTGAGACTCTACTTATATAATCATCTATTGTAACACATCTGTCTTGAGAACTAAAGTGTTTTCTAGCATTTGCTTTAATTTCTCCAACAGTCTCAAAATCTGCTCCACCAATAGCCGGGATTGGGTTTGTGCAAGATATGCTATTAATAACACTTGATACGGTTGCACCGGGCAAGGAAGCACCACCCGGAATATAACTAATTATTTTACTTCCAACACTAGTGATAGTTCCTTGGGCTGAGTTTGTTGATTGCCCACCACCCGAACGATATCTAACATGTAGGTATGTTCCAATAGATGGAATCTCTCCATATGAATCATTATTCAGAATGGTTGTTACGGTTAATGCTGATGCGCCATTAGTTAGAAAATCATCATAGCTATTGTAGTCTTCTATTCCAGCACCAAATGTTAGGAAAGCATTTCCATCTTCTGAGTAATCAACTTCAAATCGTTTTTCAATATACTTCCAATATCCTTCTGCGATATCTCCTGTTGAAGAATTATCCACAAATACCCTCTCTTGTGGGAGTGTGTCTACTTTATACCAAACTTGATTTGGGCCAGCCTCTGTCCATTCTGCTTCTGTTTCCGGTGTTCGCCTATTTTCTTTGGATACAACATTCTTTATTTCTGTAATGTCAAAATCATCGGAGTCCGGAGTCCACTTCATAAATGGAACCGCATTGGCTGAAGTTATTTCTAATGATTTGGTTTTAATTTCTCCAGCAATTGCTGAAACTGTCTTTGTTATTTTGTAATGAACGATTTCGTTTAGTGAATTATACACTGGATCTATTACCCGGTTGGAAACTCCTGTTGTTGAAGAGTGTGACGCAAAGTTTATATCATCTAACACTTCAAATTTAATTCCAACTTCTGAATTGACAACCATGCCTTTTTGAATTGTTAATAGATATGCTGGATCAAATGTGTCTCCAAGAGTTGGACACTCTATACTAACGTCCAATAATGTGGCAGAGGGTTTTTTTCCTCTTGTTTTGTATCCAAGGTTCTTTCCTATTCGCATAACACTGTCTCTATTTTGTGCGCTATCCAAAAACATTTCATTAAAGTTTTGGTCAACATGATAAGATAAAATGTCTCCAACATAAGCATTCATCTCTAGAAACATCTGTCCAACAGATGCTTCAGAGAAGTCATTATATTGGTCTGGGTAATAAAGTTTTGCGTATGCTTGTAAATCTTCCTTAAGTGTTGTATAGTCTCGGTTTAGGTAGTTAAAGTTTATTTTTCTAGCCATTGTTAAATTCCCATCTCAATTTCAATAAAGTCTGATATGCTTGGGTCCATTTTGATTGTAAACTCCAACTTAATAGTCACTTTATTATTCTCTCTGTCTTCTAATTCATTTCCAAATGTTATATCTATGATATCAATTTCTGGAATCCAATATGCAGTTTTTTCAAGAATATCCATTTTTATTTTTGAGTATGTATCTTCAGTCAATGGCTCAAAAAGTAAGTATTTTATTATGGTTCCAAAATCTGGTTCCATAACACGTTCACCCAAACCAGTAAAGATTAGGGTGTATAGGTTTGATTTATATTTTTGAAGGGATGTTTCGGTCATCTTGAAAATCCCATCCCTAGTTGAATTAGCAATGGGATTTACAATATTGAATGTTTTGTTTTTCTTAAATGCCGAATCTCTGTTTTTAGCCATTAGATACCTCTTATATAATTATCTAGTTTTGACTTGTTTATTCAAGAGATCCGTTTCCATGTTTGAATATCTAGTATTTGCTACTTGATGGAAGTCTGGAATAGCTATTCCATTGGGTGGATGGCTATGTTCTTTAAGAATTCTTATCATCCATCTAAGCAATTCAACCAGACTTTCTCCATATACTGTTGATTCCGCTTCTCTCTGTGAATCTTTTCCCTCTATTAAAATATCTTTTGCAAACATTTCAATCTTTTCAGAAATATCGCTTAGGGATATACTAGGCTCAATCTTTTTTCCATCGCCTTCGTGATCATTCCATTCAAGTATGTCGGTTGTAATGATGATAGTTTTATCATATTTTAGAACTATAGAATTTTTTTGTCTGCCAATAAACCCAACATCTTTTCCGTCTAAGAAATTCATTCTGTGTCTTTCTTTTTAATGAACCCAAATTCATCACTCACATCTTCAAAACTTTGTTCGTCTGTATTATCTCCGGTCATTATTGGACCGAAATAGAATCTTCCAGAAAAATCAATCCATGGATTAGAAAGTAAAATAATAACATATTCGTCAACTTGTGGTAGACAATAGAAAAAATTGGGCATTGTTGAAATGCACCAAGGCAATTTTTCATCATCAAGTAAATCGTCTATGACAGGTATTCTAACCTGTATTCGTTTGGAGTCTTTTGGATCGTCAATATTAATGACTTTTCCATGTGCTATTATTTGGGTAATCTTAGCGTTTTTTACCAATGGTGATTGGTTTAAACTATATCCCGCTGTTAGCACTCTCTCCGGGTTCGTTCTGAATCCCATCTAATAATCCTCTACTGTCTAGCTCTCTATATATATTTTCAAATTCTATTCTCAATTCATCGAATTCGTTTAGTTCTGGTGTCAGCTTTTCCCAAATGTTTTCCATTTTGTCTGATAGAAATCTCATTCTATCCCGTAGTTGCTTTTCTGTCAAGCCATCCATACTCATATAATATCGGCCTTTCCATTTGCTGTTCCTATTGACATTGCTGTTTGAACTGGCAAGTTGATGATGATTACTTCCCCATTGTTGGAGACTTCATTGATTACTGATTCAACTATAAGTCTAACCAACTTAACGGTTTGTGATTCATCACCACCAACTGATTTTTGAATGTCATCCGGCCAGTTGTTTAACACATATTCCATTGTTCTTGTTACACTTAACGCCATTAGCTACCCAATCCAAAATCTATATTTCCCAAAATATCTTGTTCTTCGTTTAGATCTTTGAGTGCTTCTTCAATTTGGGCACGATCATCTTCAGACAATGTTGAACTTTTGTCCATTCTGGTAAGATGGTTAGCCATTAGTTGAGCAATTTTTATTGCCTGTTCTGTTGACTGTGCCGTATTTTTTATGAATCCGGTCAAGGCTGTTGATATATCATTAAGAAGCAATTGTGCTTCATATGTTGACATACCAGCCTCACCGGCAGAGTTTCCTAACATACCAGCGAGTATGTCATGATGGTCCATGGCATTTTTTCTATCTTCTTTAATCATTGTTAAAATGAAGTTTAACAAATGGATTAAACTGTCGTCACTTAAATTTAGTTTACTAAAATCACTCATTGTTATCACCTACTATAAATAAATACTACTGTAGAGATTTATATGTTTTTGAAAATACATCTTTTATCTTTGCTAATGATTTTGTTATTTCCTTCGCTGATAGTCCAGTGAACTCTCTGGCTAAGAAATAGAATTGACGCTTATTGTGAACATTGATGAACTGATAGTTTTTTAGGAGGTATATTATAACCTCTGCCAATTTGTATACATTGTTTTCCAATGTCAAATCTGATTTAACCATTTCTTCCAATTCTGTTGCAACAACTGCAAATAAAAATGTGTGAGATTTGTATTCAATATCGTGAGCATGTTCTTCGAACAACCCCTGTTCAAATTCAAACCCTATTACATTTTCAATATCAACTCGTTTAATTTTCATCTTGTAACTTTTTGTGCCCTGAGCAATCATATAATTTTTTGCTACTGTGCCATAATAAGAAAAAGATTTGTGACCCAACGATGGGTCAAATTTTGTAAACTTTGAGACCACAAACGAAATTGTATCATAAACTTGTTCTTCTACATCCATCTCTGGTATGTTGAGTTTATATGTGAACATGATATTTTCTACCAACATTTTTAATGGTTCGTAAATTTTATCATTGAACAATTTGTCTGCTTCTGCTGAGTCTGGTCTAAGACTCAAGTACAAGGCAACTGCCTCTTCCTGCTCCTTAGACCAATACTCTCTTTTTTTCCTTTTCTGTGGTTTTGGTTTTCCCATATTGGAACCTTAAAGTTGTTATACCTTATTCGAAGTTGATCTCTCGATCTTCATCAAAGAAGTATTCACGCCTTGCGGCTCCCAACCAATTTTCTTTAACAGAGTTAGGAAGTGCTTTTTGTGTTTCAGAGGCACCATCTTCAGTTATAGAATGAAAGTGTGTTGCCTTTGGAATTGTGCGAATTGTTACACCATTATAAACCATTCTCAATGCCCATTCATAGTCATATAGAATATCAAAGTTTTCTTTGAATGTTCCAAACGAATCAAAGACTTCTGGTTTAATATAGCACCCATTTACAAACAAAAAGTTTGTTCTGAGCATCATGTTAAAATCAAAGTATCCAAATTCTTCTGCTATGCTTGGAGCCATTGGTCCTTCGTTACTAACGGCAACCAACACTGGCTTATCTGAATCTGGCATTTCTTTTATTACACAAGCCAATGGTGCTAAAATATCAACATCTTCCCAATCTCCACCATA